AGACAGAAAAGATGCAAGTAGAGGCATCAGGTGGTGTTATGCTTATGCCACCTAAAGCTACGGTTGAGGAGGATGACTAATGGGCAAACTAAAAGCAGGAATGAAATTAGCGGATTTTTTAGCGCAAGCTACGGGTAGACAGTTAAATCGTTTAGGTAGTAAATTAGGTATGGATAAAGACATACTAGATGGTTTATCCTCAAATCAAATACAAGGTGCTATTCTGGATGAAAGTCAGCAATATATGCGTAATAAACGTAAGAATATTAATAGGCGCGTTGGCACTGCTGCCGCTGCTGGTGCTGCCACCTATGGAGTCGTTGACTTTATACATGATATGCTTGGTATCTCTTCCGTTGCTGATGGAACATTATCAGCCGCAGAAAGAGAAAGACTTGATGATAAAAAACCTGATCCAACGCCGAAACCTGCATCTAAAGGAAGTAAGTCCAAAGACTTGCCAAAGACACTTCCAAAACCAAAACCAAAGCGTAAACCGTTACCAAAAAATTTACCAAAGCCAAAACCAAAACGCGAAAATAAAAAAGAAGAAAAGTCAGGAGTCCAATTTAAATTTGAAACAACAAATAAAAATAAAGGCGGTATGGTAAAGTCTCGCACAGGACCACAGGATTTCCGTAAAGGGGGCATGGTTTTATCTACAGTAGACAATCGCAGAAATAAATAATGTATTTTATAGATTGGGACGCACCCATTAAAGAGGGTAGAAAAAATGACACTTGTCCTAACTGCGTAACAAAAAATATGAAACGTAAAGGAAGAAATAGACGTATATGTTTAGACTGCGACACATTATTTATCAGGCCAAAAAATGAACAGAAGCGTAGGCAAGTGGAAGCTACCACAGCCAACAGACATCAAAGAGGAAAACGTATGGGTGCAGATACCTCGCATTGCTAGGACTGTACCCTTTGGATACAAAGTAAACGAAGAAGACCCCGACCTTCTTGACCCTATACAGACTGAACTAGACTTGCTGGAGAAAGCAAGGAAGCATGTAAATCAATACTCATACCGTGAAGTAGCGAACTGGTTGAGTGCTAATACTAACAGATACATTTCACACGTAGGATTAAGAAAACGGTTAGGTAATGAAAAACAGCGTAAGAACCAAGCTAGAAGCCTCCGCAAGTGGGCAGAATATGCGGAAAAGGCAATCGCCAAAGCGAAAGCCCTTGAAGAAGAAAGAGTCGGCTCCAAAGCCAACGGTTGAAATACAAGATGTTTCATATGAAACAGAGGCAATAGAAGAACATGCCAATGTATTATTCAAACCAAACAAGGGTCCACAGACAGAGTTTCTAGCTGCTGCAGAACGAGAAGTGTTATATGGTGGAAGTGCAGGGGGTGGTAAAAGCTACGCCATGCTTGCAGACCCACTACGTTACATGGGGCATCCACAGTTTAGTGGACTGTTGCTTCGGCATACAACAGAGGAACTGCGTGAACTTATATTCAAGTCGCAGGAGTTGTACCCAAAAATCTGGCCGGGTATAAAGTGGTCAGAACGTAAGATGCAGTGGACTGCACCATCTGGCGCAAGGTTGTGGATGTCATATCTGGATAGGGATGATGATGTCTTGCGTTATCAGGGTCTAGCGTTTAGCTGGATAGGGTTTGACGAATTGACTCAATGGTCCACACCATATGCATGGAATTATATGCGGTCACGTCTACGGTCCACTGCACCAGACTTGCCCATCTTTATGAGGGCTACGACTAACCCCGGAGGACGGGGCCATCAATGGGTCAAGAAGATGTTCATCGACCCTGCACCATATAATAGGTCTTTCGATGCGACAGATTCTGAAACAGGAGAGGTCTTGCGGTATCCCGCAGGACATGCGAAAGCTGGCAGACCTCTATTCAAAAGGCGGTTTATCCCAGCAAGACTATCTGACAATCCTTACTTGGCAGAGTCGGGTGACTACGAAGCAATGCTTCTATCCATGCCAGAACAGCAACGGCGACAATTACTAGAGGGTGATTGGGATATTAAAGAAGGTGCAGCCTTTACGGAGTTTGACCGTAATATTCATGTGGTTGATCCTTTCCCCATTCCTAATAATTGGGTTAAGTTTAGGGCTTGCGATTATGGGTATGGTTCATACAGTGGGGTTGTTTGGTTTGCTGTTAGTCCTGCTGAACAGCTTGTTGTATACAGGGAGCATTACGTTTCTAAAGTTCTGGCGACAGATTTGGCAGACCAAATACTGGAGTTGGAAGCTGGGGATGGCAACATCAAGTACGGTGTTCTTGATAGTTCTCTCTGGCATAAGCGTGGCGATACTGGCCCTAGTCTGGCAGAACAAATGATTAGCAAAGGATGCAGATGGCGTCCATCAGATAGAAGCAGAGGCAGTCGCGTAGCTGGCAAGAACGAAATACACAGACGGCTACAAGTAGACGAGTATACGGAGGAACCAAGACTTGTGTTCTTTAATAGTTGCACGAACATTATATCCCAGCTACCAGCACTTCCGCTTGACAAGCGCAATCCAGAAGACGTTGATACAAAGTCTGAAGACCATCTTTATGACGCCCTCCGGTACGGGATTATGTCCAGACCCCGGTTTAGTATTTTCGACTACGACCCGCAAGGTAGACCGGGTACGGGTATGCGAGTAGCAGATTCAACATTTGGGTATTGATATGGAAATTATTTGGTCATTAATGTTAACAGTGTGCATGGATAGTCAAACTTGTGTCGAACAATCTGTGCAATGGTTTGAGCAAAAACCAGAATGTATAGAGGCACAGATCATACACGAAAGCATACCGCCAGATGGCAATTGGAAATCTGTTGACTATAAATGCACTATAGTTGGAGCAAAGGAAGTATAATGGCTGAAGAAGAAATTTTAATGGAAGATGATTCAATTGCACTAGACGATACAGATGATAGTGCAACTGAAGATGCTAACGTGTCTTCAATCATTGCCTTTATTGAGGGTAGATATCATAAAGCAGAAGACTATAGATATCAAGATGAAGAACGCTGGCTTAGAGCATACCGCAACTATCGTGGTCTGTATTCACCAGATGTTCAGTTTACCGAAACGGAGAAGTCTCGTGTCTTTATTAAAATCACCAAAACAAAAACATTGGCAGCATACGGACAAATTACCGATGTACTCTTTGCCAACAATCGTTTTCCGCTTTCTATCGAACCTACGACACTTCCTGAAGGTGTAGTGGATAGTGTACACTTTGATCCACAAGCACCTGATGAATCTATGGGCATTAACGATCTTGAAAGCCCATATGGATTTGCTGGTGATGGTAGAGATTTACCTGCTGGTGCTACGGAAAAAACTTTATTAGAAAGTCTAGGACCACTAAAAGAAAAACTAGACCCTGTGCAGGATAAACTAAAAGAGGGGCCGGGTGTAACCCCAACTGCTGTAACATTTAGCCCAGCTATGGTTGCTGCTAAAAAAATGCAGAAGAAGATACATGATCAACTTGAAGAGTCGAGTGCAACTAAGTATTTGCGTAGCACTGCCTTTGAAATATCTTTGTTTGGCACAGGCGTAATGAAAGGTCCATTTGCTGTTGACAAAGAATATCCTAACTGGAATGACGATGGCGAGTATGATCCTGTATTTAAAACAGTGCCACAGATATCTCACGTTTCTGTTTGGAACTTCTATCCTGATCCTGATGCCAACAACATGGATGAGGCGCAGTTTGTAATTGAGAGACACAAGATGTCTCGCACACAGTTGCGTTCTTTGAAACGCCGCCCATACTTTAGGTCATCTGTTATTGACGAAGTTATATCCTTTGGCGAAAACTATACTAAAAAATATTGGGAAGATGATCTTTCAGACTATGCACCAGAGCATGGCATTGATCGTTTTGAAGTGCTAGAGTATTGGGGCATGATTGATGTCGCTATGCTTATTGAGCAAGATGTGGACATACCCAAAGAACTAGAGGACTTTGATGAACTGCAAGCCAATGCATGGGTTTGTAACGGCAAACTAATTCGTCTTGTACTTAATCCCTTCAAGCCATCTAAAATTCCATACATGGCTGCACCCTACGAACTCAACCCATACTCGTTCTTTGGCGTAGGTATTGCAGAAAATATGGACGACACGCAAACATTGATGAATGGTTTTATGCGCATGGCTGTTGATAATGCTGTGCTGTCTGGCAACTTGCTAGTTGAGGTAGACGAAACTAACCTAGTGCCGGGACAAGACCTCACGTTGTATCCGGGTAAAGTATTCCGTAGGCAAGGTGGCGCACCGGGTCAAGCAATCTTTGGTACAAAATATCCAAACGTGTCACAAGAAAACATGATGATGTTTGACAAAGCACGGGTGCTGGCAGATGAGAGTACAGGCTTTCCATCCTTTGCACATGGACAGACAGGTGTATCGGGTATAGGCCGCACAGCATCCGGTATCTCTATGCTCATGGGTGCTGCACAAGGTTCTATCAAGAGTGTCATTAAAAACGTAGATGATTATTTGTTACGTCCTCTTGGCGAAGGCTTGTTTAGATTTAACATGCAGTTTGACTTTGATCCAGAACTAAAAGGCGATTTAGAAGTAAAAGCCCGTGGGACAGAAAGCCTCATGGCAAACGAGGTGCGCAGTCAGCGTCTAATGCAGTTCTTGCAGATTGCAAGTAACCCTGCACTTGCGCCGTTTGCTAAATTCCAATACATAATTACAGAGATTGCAAAATCTATGGACCTTGACCCCGATAAGGTTGTAAACGATATGAATGAAGCTGCACTGCAAGCAGAGATTATGAAAGGGTTCCAAGCCCCACTACCTGAAGGCCAAGGTGCGCCAGCAGGTGCGGATGTGATGGACCCAACTGGTGCAGGTGGTGGAACAATGGGTACTGGACAAGTGCCTGTTCCGGGTGAACAAGGATTTAGTGGAAATGGTGGACAAGGAACTGTACAGCAAACTGAAGCCGTTGGTGGGCAACAGCCGCCAGTGGAACAACTTCAGTAATTACATTGATGCAATGATTGATACGCATCGTAAAACATTAGAGCAGTCTAATGATATTACGGATATAGCACGTGCGCAAGGTTCTATCACTGCGTTGCGTAAAATACAACGCCTAAGAGATGAAGTGAGTGAACTAGATGGATAACGATCAGTTTTTAGATGCGTATCTAAATACTCTTGAGACTAGCGAAGGTGCTGGTGGCGGTGATACCGTTACTGGTATGGCAACAAGAGAATATGGTGTTAAAGATTTACTAGGTGTTAAAGAAGAAGACTATGAAGGCAACCCTAAAGGTCTTGCAA